CGTCTTCACGTCTCCATTATAGTAGAACATCCTTAACTGTCCAGTCATACCGCTTCCTGGCAAGTCTTCTATGTACATCTTGTTAGTGTTGTTAGGGATATAGAAAGCTGTTGATAGGATAGATTGTTCTGCAACACCTGCATTATAGATCGGGTTACCAAGGTTGATGGTATAAGTTGCAGTAGTGTTATACTGTACAGCAACTTCCCTTTGTAGCTTAATAGTAGTGATGTTAGATACGATCGATGGCTCTGTCGCGTCTATCTGTGATGATAAGTTTGAGAACCTAAAGATACCAGTAAATGATTCAAGGTTCTTAGTATTATAAGCTTGGATAGTTTGAGATACCAATGTCTTGATATCACTGCTTTGTAGAGATGTTAAGTTAGGGTTATAGTATACTGTAGTGTTTACCTCAAGGTTGATGTACTCTGGATCAACGATGACAGGGGTTATGGATACTACGTTTAATGGTGCTAGTAATTCATTGATGATGTATGTCTTATCAGTCTCAGTTAAGTATTGTGATGACTTTGGTTGGATAGATAAGAATACTTGACCATATACTGGAGGGACATTACTCTCTCCTCCCCATACGTTGACTGACTGGGCGTTTGAGTAGTTATTGAGGATGATGGTTTGATAATCGTTTGCAGTTACAGCTCTATTCTGTGTATTGAATGCTCTTGGTGCATTGAACCTAATTGATTCGATCGGCTCAACGTCTGAACCACCTTCTGCAGGTGTGAGTGTAGTTACAGCTACTGATCCACCCAATAGTGTTGGACCAGTGTATAAGAATATGTTTGCACCGTTTGGAGCATCAAGGTGTGTTAGCATGTAGTTGATGTTAACTACGTTGCCGTTTGATAGTGCTTTACCTATGACTCCGTTACCAAACTCTATCTCATACTGTTGTCCTTGTATCTCTTTTACAAAGTATACTGCTGATTCACCGTTTAAGTTTGTTATGTTCTCTTCGTTTATGAAGGAAGTAAACACTGATGAAGTAGAGTTATCTTGTACACGCACGTTTAATGTAGATAAGTCAACTGGATTATTAGGTATGATGTATTGTACACCATCCGCTACAGTATAGCTATAGTTTAAATTTACACCTTCTGTTAACTTAACATTTGTAAAAGTATATGTAGACCCACTCAATGATGCTTGGATAGCTTCCATGTTATAGAAAGTATAAGTAGTGCCGTTTACGTTTGATGTAAATGAGCTCATCGCTGGGATGATAAGGGTTGCTGGTGTAGTAGTAGTTGCAGACACAGTGATGTTGACTGTTGCTGTCGCGCATCTTGCAGAGTAAGGTACGTAACCGATCTCCTTAGCTCGTGATACAACAGATGCCCTCTTACTTGCAGAGTCAAGGAACGATTCGTTTACAGCAAGATTAGTGTATAAGCCGTTGTAGTGTGTATTGTAGGCAAGGATGTCTAGTAGTACTGATAAGCCAGAACCATTGAAGTTATAGTCAGAAAACGTGCTTTGACCTTGTAAGTATGTTTGGATGTTAGCCTTGATCTTGTCAAAGTCTAATTCAGATACTGATATGTTGTTATTTGCTGGCATTATCGGCTTCTCGTTAAAATGATATCTACAGCTATCGGTGTAGATGTGTTTACAATAGTAAATGTTACTGACACATAGACTTCATTATTATCTGGTGAGAGTGTGACTAGTACATCTATCAAGTTAACTCTTGGTTCAAAGTTGATGATGACGTCTTGTATAGCTCTCTTAAGTAATACGTTGAGCATCGGTGTTGCTGGCTCAAATAATAAACCTCTTACCTGTGATCCAATCTCTGAATGGAATGGCCTCTCATAGTTTTGTGTAAGCACTAGGTTCTTTACAGAAGCCTTGATGTCTTCTGCATCATACTTGATATTAACATCATGCGTGACAGGGTGCATCGCGAACGATAAGTCTATATCAGAGAATGTCCTTGTATTACGTGCCATTTATTATTTATGCCTATCCAAAGAATACGTTTTGTGAGCCTTGTGCTACTACAGACCCACAATCTATCGGGTCACCTATACGCATAGCAGCTCTTCCATTAATGAATACTTTACTTGATCCTTCTTGTCCTCTCCCATCATGACATATGATGGTACAACAATGTGTTTCCCATAGATCACCTACACGTGCAATACCTACACCGTTTGCAAACACGTTGCTAGATCCTTCCATCACAGTACGTGGTGGGAAACAACCATGTCCTGAACAAACATCACCAATCCTAGTTCCAGCTGCCATTATGCAATAGTACCATAAGAAGTAACACTTTGTACAGTAGTGAGGTTACCGTTTGAATCAAGCATAGCTACATGTACACCAGTAGTTCCAGTTAAGTACATGAATATTAGTTGTCCACTTGCACCTTGTAATACAGTCCAATTTGTTGTTCCGAATCCTGGTCCTGTTGGTCCTGATGCACCACCCGTTGGACCTTGAATACCTGTAGCTCCTGTTAAACCCGATGCACCTTGAGTTCCTGTAGCACCTGTAGCACCTGTTTTACCTGTGGATCCGCTTGCACCTGATGCACCACCAGTTGGACCTTGAATACCTGTTGCACCAGGCAAACCTGTAGATCCACTCGAACCTTGAGTTCCTGTAGCACCGCTTGCACCTATTGGTCCTGTTGAACCAGTAGCTCCTCTACCAGTCGCACCTATTGGTCCTGTTGCACCTGGAATGTTTGATACACCCGCTGGACCTGTAGATCCTGTCGGACCAGTAGCACCTGATGCACCGCTTGCACCCTGTGGACCTGATGCACCACCTGTATCTCCTTGCGGGCCTGTTGCTCCTGTATAACCTGTCGCTCCTGTCGCACCAGTATAACCTGTTGCACCTGTCGAACCAACAGGTCCTGATGCACCACCAGTTGGACCTTGAATACCTGTTGCGCCAGGCAAACCTGTCGCTCCACTTGCACCAGTAACACCTGTTGCACCTGTATATCCTGTAGCACCGCTTGCACCTTGATAACCTGTAGCACCTGTAGCACCAACACCGCTTGCACCTTGTGGACCTGTAGATCCTGTTGAACCTGGTAACCCTGCACCTGTAGCGCCAACACCGCTTGCACCTTGTGGACCCGTAGATCCTGTAGCGCCCGTTAATCCTGCACCTGTCGCACCTGTCGAACCTGTTAAGCCCGTCGATCCGCTCGAACCTTGGATACCTGTGGCACCTGTCGAACCTGTTAAACCTGTTGAACCACTCGCACCTTGATAACCCGTCGCTCCTGTAGTTCCAGTATAACCTGTGGCACCTTGTGGACCAGTTGCACCTTGTGGACCTGTAACGTTACCTACGTCAACCCATGATGCACCTTGCCAAACCCATAAGTGACCAGTATTAGTCGTGATGTATCCATCACCTATTGTATTTCCAGTGAGTGGTAGTAATGATGAGTTAGCAACAGAACCTTTAATCGTTACTGATTGACCGATAGGACCTTGTGCACCTGTTGCACCTGGAGTTCCTGTAGCTCCTGTGTATCCTGTGGCTCCAGTAGAACCTGTAGAACCTATCGGTCCTTGTATCGTTCCTGAAGCTAGTTGTTGTAGAGTTATCGTCATTTATTTTCCCTATACATACTCATAGATGATTACTATACCTGAACCACCTTGTCCGCCCGTTTGATATCCTGGAGTTCCAGCTCCACCACCTCCACCACCGCCTGCAGAACCAGGCCCAGCGTTTCCACCACCGTGTCCACCACCAAACCCGCTTCCAGATCCGAGGTAACCAGCACCGCCTTCACCACCACCTGTAGTAGAGTATATACCACCGCCACCTGCAGAGCCACCTGATCCAATCAAGTTAACGTCACCGCCTGTCGCAGTACCACCAGCACCACCCGCGTTTGTCCCTGCACCGCTGTTACCGTTTGATCCACCTGTACATGTTAGGAAACTACCAAACGTTGTCGTACCAGCTGGTCCACCCACAGTTATAGCAGTGATAGTAGATAGCACGTTTGACATGATCTTCTTGATCGCCATACCACCTCCACCTCCACCACCTCCACCATAGTATGCGGATCCTGCTGTGGTACCGTTTCCACCATTACCGCCTCCACCTACAGTGTGTACTACGATATAACCTGGGTTATTAACCGTCTTATCATATCCTGTTGCACCAGCAGTATTGAATGATGTTATACCTATTAAGATACCACTTAAACCTTGTGGGCCTGTCGCTCCACTTGCTCCTGTAATCCCTGTTGCACCCGTATAACCAGTCGCTCCTGTAGCTCCTGTAAACCCTGTTGCACCTGATGCACCGTCAATACCTTGTGGACCTGTAGAACCTTGTGGTCCTGTTGCTCCTTGATAACCAGTAGCACCACTTGCACCGGTGTCTCCTTGAAGACCACTTGCACCTATAGGACCTGTTGCTCCTGTATAACCAGTAGCTCCGCTTGCTCCATCTATACCAGTGGCACCGCTCGCGCCTTGGTATCCTGTAGCACCTGTATAACCTGTTGCACCTGTATATCCTGTCGCTCCAGTAGAACCATCATATCCACTAGCACCTGTTAACCCGGTAGAACCGCTTGCTCCTTGATAACCAGTGGCACCTTGTGGACCTGTAGCTCCTGTGTAACCTGTCGCACCCGTTGCTCCACTATATCCTGTAGCACCTGTTGAACCCGTATAACCTGTCGCACCTGTTGCACCAAACCCTGTAGCACCTGTCGCTCCTGGACCACCCGTTGCACCTGTTGCACCAGAAGGACCAACTGTTGATACTACTAACCATTGTGAACCGTCAAAGGTAAAGTATACTAGCACTCTAGCTATGTTGATGAGTAAGTCGTCATCATACCCATCGATGTTATGTCCATTACGTAGTATGGTTAATGGGTTTTGTTGCCAATTACCACCATCTTGTAATAGTATTGACATACCAGTCGTTGGTGTTGCTGGTAGTGTTATGCTAAAAGAACCACCGCTTGTATCAGCTATGATCTGGTCATACGCATACAAGGATGGGTCTAATACGATTGAACTCGTAACCCTCTGCCAATGTAGACCTGGTTGTACCCAACTCCTTGTACCATCAACGTTTGATGCTAGTACATAGCCGCTGTACGCTGGTAGTCCTAAGTTAGGTTCTGCTTCTGATAGTTGTAAAAACTCATACCTGTCTGGTGATACACCAGACGGTGGTATGACTTTAACTTTACCAGATAATATTCTAGCCATTTACTGATTCCAAGATACTTAATGTTATTTTAAATTTACTGTTATCACTCGCTGATACTGATATTGAGTGACCGGTTTCAAGTACTAGTTTACCAGTAATTGCAGAAGCTGAATCATTGCCAGGTATAAGAAAGTCTTTGATAAGCTCTGTAGTAGTTGAATTAAATTGATGTGTAAACGTTACTGTGCCAGAAGTACCAGAGACGTTAGCTATCTGCGCCATCAATATGATAGATGATTTACCAGCTGGTGCAGTATAGATGACTGTATCAGCTGTGGTTATTTCTGCTGTCGTGGTTTTAAATACGTTTAATGCTATAGCCATTATGCTGTTCCTTCGATTGCTAAGATGTATGGTGTTAAGATGGCAAATAAGCTCTTATCAAAAGAAGTACCTGAGATAATACCATCCGCTCTGTTAATTAATAGTCCTGTACCTATCCTAAAGTTACCTTGTTCATCTGTACTTGTAAATACTACTGAACCACCGTTTGTCTGTATAACCTGATTTTCTGGTACTGGTATACCTCCAAGTTGTGGTAAACACTTAGTGATGTCGTTACCTGAACCTACATACTCCATGGTATGGTCAGATGTTGATATGAAGCTTCGTCTATAAAACTTAGCTTGAGTGCCGTCCACGATAGGTGTTGTATCAGGTATAGTTTCCAATATGGTAACGACAGATATACCGGTGCCAGCATCTAAGTTTGGTGGAGCTGAACTAGGACCATTAGTAACAACATTATTAACAGTAGATATCAAGTTACTTATAGTGCTGCTAGCTACAGAACCTCCAGTTTTTGTTAGGTCGTATTGTTGTGGATTTTGTTGTAATCCACCTAATAGGTTACCTGCACTTGAATTAGTAATGATATAGTTAGCTATACTGCCAAGATATGAGAAACCATCAGTCGAAGGTTTAATCAAGCTTGGTATTGGATCAATGACTGCATACCAGTATTTCAACACTGCTGTTACAGTCTCTTGGTTACCTCCAAACTCCGTGTCGTTTGCTATCTTATCTACAAAAGTGCCAACATCCCTATAGCATAAAGCTTTATCATATGTATAACCAGGATTTTGCTGGTCTATATAAGCTATGACTTGTTCTTGTATGAATGATCTATTTAGTAATAACAGGTCTGCTGCATTACTATAACCTATCCTTGATGGAGGTGCAGTAAGTTCTCCAGCTACGTTAACAGTATACCATGTAGTCCCGTCATCAAAAGTTATAGCATCACCAACGCTTGGTCTAAACTCAAGCTCAGCGATAGTTAAAGATGATCCTATTTGATCTACACCGCTACTTCTACCAATCTGTTTTACTGGACTATGTCCATCAGCAACTAAACCATACGTACCGAACGATGAGTTAGAGTTTGTGATAGAACAGTATCCACCGTTTGTAGCCCATACTGCTATCTGAGTACAGATGGTGAATATAGAAACTAACTGTGCGTATGCTTCGTTATCGATATGGATACCGATACCGCCTTGGTTATACTGTGTAAACGCATCGAACACCATTGACTTAAGACCATCAACAGCACTACCGTCGATGTATACACCTTTACCAGTAGTAGTAAGTGATGTACAGTTTTGTACGTATGGGCTTCGTGTTATGTATGCAGGTACTGCTGTGATGTTACCGTTTATATCTCTTGGTGGGTATGCAACTGCCGCAGCAGGATCTAAATGTCCTTTAAACGTGAATCCCCAAATATAACTTCCCATATTAACATGGAATATATCAAGTGTTGGGTTTGCTGGTATAACGAATGTTGTCCTTAAGTTATCACCAATTATTGCACATGTTGCTGGTAATACTACTGGGTTTTGTTCAATATACTCACCAGACTTAACAAAGATAGTTGTTTCTGCAGTTGCTACTGAACATGCTTTCTTTATAGTTAAGAAAGGATCACTTAACGATCTACCCGTATTTGAATCTGAACCGTTCGTTGCAACGTATAGTACGTTGTTGACTACACCTGCAGAACCTGTAGCTCCTGATGCCCCTTGTACACCCGTTGCGCCAGATGCACCGCTTGCACCTATTGGTCCTGTAGAACCTGTGGCTCCCGTATAACCAGTAGCTCCGCTTGCACCTATCGGACCAGTAGAACCTGTGGCTCCCGTATATCCTGTCGCGCCTGTTGCACCAGTATAACCTGTAGCACCGATAGGTCCTGTAGATCCTGTCGCACCTGTAGCTCCTGTAAAACCTGTGGCACCTGTAGCACCAGTATAACCAGTTGCACCGATTTGACCTTGCGGGCCAGTTGAACCGGTTGCTCCTGTATAACCAGTAGCTCCGCTTGCACCTATCGGACCAGTAGCACCAATACCAGATGCACCTTGTACACCAGTGGCTCCACTTGCACCTGATGCGCCGCTTGCACCGCTAGCTCCTTGTACACCTGTTGCACCACTAGCTCCCTGTGGACCTGTAGCACCTGTAGTACCAACAAAACCTTGAAGACCTTGAGAACCGCTTGCACCTTGGTTTCCTGTAGCACCAGATGCACCGCTTGCACCTTGTGGACCTGATGCACCACCCGTTGGACCTTGTGGACCAGTTGCTCCTGTATAACCTGTGGCACCTGTTGCACCGGTAAGTCCTTGTAGACCGCCGTATGCTAAGTCATTCCATGCCGTAGTACCATCACCGATCTTAAATTTATGGGTATCAATCTCAATACCCATCTCTGCAAGTGCAAGGGTTGGGTTTGCAGCTTGCCATTCGGCAGCAGTACCGCGTCTAAGTTGTATCTGTATGTATGCCATTAAGTCACGCCACCTGCGTTAAGATCAGAACCATTGTATATAGTTGTAGGAGTACCACCATCAAACACAGTACCTGGAGCTCCAGCTCCAGTATTGATAGCGTTAGCTAATGCTGTGAAGTTGTCGTCAAGGTCTGATAACTTTGCAGTCCCGACCTTATTTTGGAATGTATTTGGTATTAATACGGGTGTTGTCATAGTAGTAAGTTATTCTCCCAATCTACGGAGTCCAGTAGTTTGTTTATCCAGCCAACTTTATCTTTATTATTATTTATCCATTCTACCAGGATCTTTTGCTGATATCTGGTTAAATGAGTGAATTTAATTAGTTGGTTCCGGCCAGTCTGCCAGTTGTTCTCTACAACTATAGTATACGTTTGCTGCTCATTATTTGCCTTAGCTATATAGCTATAAGTCTTGCTTACAGTAGGGTCTGCATGGTAGTAGTATACTTCTGATAGTGTACCATCAGCCACAGCCATGACTATATCACTCCAATGTGATACCGTCTTAAACTTATCATCAACAGTCCTATAATGGATCTCGTTATTGAACGCATCCGTATAGTAACCAGTGATGGTATTACCCGATACATTAATAGTCGTGTTAGGTTCTACTGCAGTGATAGTCACAGGGTATGCTTGTCCTCCTGTGGATACACCCACACCTGTAGCTCCATAAGTCGGTGTAGTACTAGCAACGTAAGTTACGTTTTGTTTTATGTTCTCAAGCTCATGGACTGTAGTTAGTCTTGTAGGTACTGGTGAAAACATTATTGAATCAGTAAGTACTGTCCTATGTTACCTACACGCGCATGATCCCTCATAGTAAATGACTGCTGTCTGTTATTTGTATATGAGAACGATACATGTATCCATACAGTCGATGTACCTGAATACTCAAGTAATAGTTGGTCATATGGTATGATCTGCTGTATAGCTTGGATAGCTTCATAGTGTTTTTGCCTATCAAATCCTGGTATGACCAAGTCCGCAGCTTGACCCAAATAATGTTGTGAAGTAGGTGAAGACTGAGCTACATCACCAGGTCTCCTGAATCCAGAAGTTATTTGGATATTAGGATATAACCCAATGATTGCTTCAAGGCAGTTCTCTGCAAGCCCTTTAAGGTTACATACGATCTGTTGTGGTGTTAACCCTTGTTGGGCAACAGGCATACGAGTACCGTTCTGTGTAAATGTTGCAAGCTTAAAGTGTGATGATAGCTGTAGGTCTGGACTAAAGTCACTCATACCGTTTATGATGTTACAGCTTTGTGGTAATGGTGCCACATCATTTGGTTTGACATCAGTCGTACCGTTAGTAGTACCAGAGTTAACTTCATTAGCGTCAAGCGTACCATCGCTGATTTGTTTTGCTATGTAGTCTGCAGGGTCACCTTCGTCAGGCGTCTCAAACACCGATGCAGCTTCAAGACCTCGTGTCACGACGACAAGGTTTGGAAACTCTGGTTCACCTTCTACAGTTGGTATAGATAATCCAGTCTTGTTAGCAGAACCTGCACGACCATCGCCCAAGTCTAGACGCACACCGTCCATGTTAAGTGTTGCACCAGCTAGTACGTTCGTAGAAGCAGATGACTCAAGGTTTAAACTGTTACCAGAGTATATGTTTGTGGCTCCAGTAGATTCGATGTTGACTGATCCAGCCATGAGGTTGAATGCACCAGCCACAGCAACGTTCATGTTGTTATTGACTTGTAAGTTAACATCACCTTCTACAGTAACGTTGAGTGCGCCCTTGATATGTACAAAGCCGTTACGCTCCATTATCTCATACCCATCACCAACTATACGGTTAACTTGTGTACCGTTTGCGTCTATCTCTGTAAATGTACCTGACTTATGGTAAGTATGGATACGTTCGGATCCTTTTGTATCATCAAACTCCATAACATGGCCAGACTCGGTCATCATTACATGGTTAAACGGGTACTTGGCATTGTATGGTACCTGTGATTGGTCCCATGTAACACCAACAGACTTGACTCCCTTATCTCGTGTTTGCTCTTTAGTGTATACGATGGTCTTACGGATGTCTTCAGCTCTCGCTAACTTATTGGTGTCTGCTTCATTGATGTATAGAGGGTACTTACCGTTTGGGTCTTTAAATCCTATAACTGAAGCTGAAGCAGTATTACTTAACCCTGATGCATTTGGAGTAGAGTCTACTGGTGGGTTTACAGGTGTATTGACAGGGGATAGATCACCTGATACAGTTGGCACTCCATCCTTCAAGAATAGTTGTGACTCTGCAGATCTGCGCTTTGTTAATCCTGCTAACACTTGTCCACCATCTTTATTATAGTTTGAGAACTGGTTTGCACACCCCATATAATCGGGTATGTTTAGTGTTGATAGAAGCGTTGACTTAGAGTATGTACCAGAACCAAGGTTATACACGAATGAACACATAGAATCAA